TAATGCTACGTATCCGTGGAAAGTTGTTGGCGTGTATGAAGACGCAGAAGACAATGATGTTACTGCTGCTTACGCTAATCTCATCGTTATCCCGAATAACCACCTCTACAAAGGTGGCACGGGCACTGCAGGAGTTTAATCATGGCTATTTCACGTTCGCAACTAGTACGAGAGCTTGAGCCCGGTCTTAACGCTCTGTTTGGCTTGGAGTATTCCAACTACGAGAATGAGCACGCAGAAATCTACGACGTAGAGACATCTGACCGTGCGTTCGAAGAAGAGGTAATGCTCTCTGGCTTTGGTAACGCCCCTGTAAAGTCTGAAGGTGCTGGTGTCGCTTATGACAACGCACAAGAAGTCTATGCGGCTCGTTACACCCACGAAACCATTGCGCTGGCATTCGCGCTGACGGAAGAAGCCGTTGAGGACAACCTCTACGATCGTCTGTCTGCTCGTTATACCCGCTCTTTGGCCCGTTCTATGGCACAAACCAAGCAGATCAAGGCTGCTGCCGTTCTAAACGGTGCCTTTACTACCTCAATCGGTGGTGATGGCAAGCCCCTCTGTGCAACGGATCACCCCACCCTAACCGGTGCAGATCTCAAAAACGAATTGACAACACCTGCCGATTTGTCTGAGACCTCACTGGAGCAGGCTTTGATCGACATCGCAGCGTTCACAGACGAGCGCGGCTTGAAGATCGCGATCCAAGGTTTGAAACTGATTATCCCTAAGGAACTCCAGTTCACGGCTGACCGTATCATGAAGTCGACGCTCCGCGTTGGTACTGCTGATAACGACATCAATGCCATCAAGAACATGGGCATGATTCCCCAGGGTTACACAGTTAACCACTTCCTGACCGATCCGGACGCATGGTTTATCAAAACCGACGCCCCCAACGGCATGAAGATGTTCCAGCGTGTATCGATCAAAACTGGCTTCGAAGGCGACTTCGACACTGGTAACGTTCGTTACAAGGCCCGTGAGCGTTATTCGTTTGGATTCTCGGATCCACGCGGTATCTTCGGTTCACCGGGTTGATGATGTAAGAAAGGGGGGGTTGCAAAACCCCCCTTTTGCTGTATTCTTATAGGACTAGGATTTTGCTCGTATCTACTGACCTAGCAGACTTAGTAGAGAAGATACGAGAATGTGCTACTACACGAGGACAAAATGGCAAATACCACCTTTTCCGGCCCAGTTAGGGCTGGCACTATCAAAGATACTACCGGCACAACGGTAGGCACCGATGTAGCAAACGTAGGTTATGTTCTGATGGCTCAGTCCGCTGTGATTGACATCATTGGCGCAACTGCAGCAAACCAAGTCGTTGCTACTATTCCCGCAAATTCCCAAATTGTTGACGTTATCCTGAACGTTACGGTTGTCAACAACGACACTGGCGCAGCCACTGTAGTAGTTGGAACTTCTGCTGATGCTGACGCATTTATCCCCAGCACCAGCGTTAAGGCTCTGGCTACGACTCGCGGAACCTTAGACACAGAAGCCACGGACGTTGGAGCAATTGACCTGCAGGTTCTGGCTGACTTCACCGCAGCAAATGGTGACGGCACAACTGGTGCGGCGACGGTGACTGTTCTTTATATCCAGAACAACAACCTCTCCTAACTAGGAGGCTCTAATGAGCTACAGTAATCTACTTGCGGTCACAAAGACCGGAGATGATGACGCAATTGCTGGGCGCACTCGTGTAGCGGCTATTTACTACACTTGCGGCAGCACTGCATCATCTTTTCAGTTAAAAAACGGAGCTACAACCGCTGCAACAACGCTTGTGGACATTAAAACTCCTGGATCTGCTGGTGCCTACGACATTATTTTCCCAGACATGGGGGTATTGTTTGACAGCGGCGTTTTCATCGAGTTTGCGGACGCAAACGTAACTAGCGTCACGTTGTTCTTCTACGGCGGGGCCTCAGTTTAATGGCTTCTAAGGGAATGGGCATTAAGACCTCTGTAAAGTCGGGCAATTTTCGCCCGACTAAGCAGGGTGCTGGCATGACCAAAAAAGGTGTTGCAGCCTATCGCAAAGCCAACCCTGGAAGTAAGTTACAAACGGCTGTAACCGAAGATAGCCCCACCGGTAAACGAGCACAACGGCGTAAGTCGTATTGTGCTCGTTCTGCTGGCCAAATGAAGAAGTTTCCAGAGGCGGCAAAAGATCCGAATAGCCGTATTCGCCAAGCCAGAAAACGATGGAAATGCTGACATGAGCGTCGAACGAGAACTTGCCACCCATTCGGTCGAAATTCGTCATATCCAGGATGACATGGATAAGATGATGGCCGATATGAGTGATATTAAAAAATCTCTGGAAGCAATTAATTTAACCTTGTCAGAAGCGAAAGGCGGCTGGAAAACCCTCATGTGGGTGGCCGGAGCGTCAAGTGCGGTGACAAGTTTTTTTATCGGTTTGTACGCATTTTTCAACGGAAGGTAAAGCCATGCCAGCAAAACCTGGTCTTTATGCCAATATCAACGCTAAGAAAAAACGTATCGCTATGGGTTCTGGTGAAAAGATGCGTAAACCAGGAACTAAAGGCGCTCCTACTGCAAAAGCTTTTATACAATCTGCCAAAACGGCAAAGAAAGGAAGGAAGTAATGGCCAAGTTAAAAATGGTTATGAAGGGCGGTAAAAAAGTTCCAGAATTTGCTGCCGATGGTGTTGGTAAGATGAAAAAGGGCGGAATGTCGGACAAAGCAGGCCGCGCAATGAAGAAAACTACGGCTGATGCAAAAGGCCGTGCAATGAAAAAGGGGAAATAATCATGGCTGGAAAAGGAATGGGCATTGCAACCAAGGGCGGTGGATGTGTTGAGTCTGGTCCTAAAAACAAAATGATTTCAAAGACCAGCAAAACCAGCGGTCCTCTGATGATGAAAAACGGCGGGGCCGTTAATCAGCACAAGCGTATGGCTATGGGCATGATGGGTGGTGGAATGGCCAAGGGTTACAAAAAAGGCGGAATGTGCTAAATGGCAACTTCTGGTACCACGATATTTGACCTACCAATCGATGAGTTAATCGAAGAGGCATACGAGCGTTGTGGGATGGAGATGACTACGGGTCATCACCTGAAGACCGCTCGTCGATCGCTTAACCTCATGTTTTTGGATTGGGCGAATAGGGGATTAAATTTGTGGACCATTGAGGAAGTGGCTGTTAGCTTGACGGGAACTACTTCTATTACGTTGCCAACGGACACCGTCCAAGTGCTAACTGCCGTAATCAGAGACTTTTCCCAGAGCCCCGCTGTTGATATTACGATTGACCCGATAACTCGAGCAGAGTATCTAGACATTCCGGATAAAAGCACGCAAGCTCGACCCGCTCAATATTATGTAGAGCGAACGAATATTCCAAAGGTATTTTTCTATCCAACTCCTGGAGGAGGCGGTGGACCATACCAGTTTAGATATTACAGAATTCGACGGATTCAAGATGCTGGAGATTACACCAACACATCGGATGTAAATTTCAGGTTTTTGCCCTGCTTAGCAGCAGGCCTTGCTTACTATTTATCGCTTAAATTTAAGTCTGAAAGGACTGCTGGATTAAAGCAAATTTATGAAGAAGAGTGGGCTAGAGCCGCTGCAGAAGATCGTGAAACGGCCAGCATAAGTTTCGTTCCTCAGTTGGGGGTATGATGTGGCATACGCAACCGGAAAATTCTCATACGGACTTTGCGACTACTGCGGGCAACGTTACCCCTACAATATTTTGCAAAAAAACTGGCGCGGATTCAAGGTCTGCCCAGAAGATTATGAACCAAAAGAACCGCAACTTGAGCCCCTCAAGTTTAATGGCGATGCTGTTGCTCTCTATGAACCTCGTCCCGATCGGGTTGAGCCGGTTACTGTTTATGTTGGTTCACCTGGCGATTCAGCCTTTCAAAGTATTGGGAGTGCTAACGGGGGCAACAATATGCAGCCCTATCCGGAGCAAGGCGATATTTTTGGAGTGGGCGGTGTTGGAGCGGTTCTGGTCGTCACTTCGTCTTCTACTTCAGTTTCAGGGGTCGGGGCAACGGGCTTAATAGGAAATGTGTCATGACCTATGATGAATTAGTAACCAATATCCGAAACTACACCGAGGTGGATGCTAACGTATTCACCAATGCGGTTATTAATACGTTTATTCTCATGACAGAAAACCGTATCCTACGGGATATTGATTTAGACGTATTTAAATTAGAAGTTACAGGTAACTTGACGGCAAACAATAAGTTTCTAACTGCTCCGTCTGATATCTTGACCCACCGCTACATGATGGTTACAAGCGGGACAGATCAAATCTTTTTAGAGTTTCGTGATACTTCTTTCATGAAAGAGTATTGGGCCGATGGAAGTGTTACGGGTATTCCCAAATACTATTCCGTGTGGGATCAGAATACTTTCTATGTCGCCCCCACGCCCGCGTCCGCGTACGCGGTAGAACTTGGCTATATTTATAAACCCGCTCAATTGTCATCTACCAACACTACGACATGGGTAAGTATCAATGCCCCTGAGGCACTTCTATATGGATGTTTGGTCCAAGCTTACAGCTACACCAAAGGTCCTGCTGATATGATTGCTTACTTTAATAATTCCTATAAAGAAGCAATTCAAGGTCTTGGAATCGAGCAACAAGGCCGTCGTCGTCGTGACGAATTCCGTGATGGTATGGCTCGCATATATGTGAAATCAGAAAGTCCAGGTCCATGACAAGTGTTCCAAATCTTGAAGGAAAACGTATAGCAATAGTGGCGATGGGAAAAAGCCACGGCCAGTTCATACTAGCCAAGACCCATTCAATAGATTTTAACGAGGTGTGGGCGATCAACTCCATGGCTGGGGTAATCTTCCACGATCGAGTTTTTATGATGGACCCGGCAAGTCGGTTCTTAGATAGTGATGACTCAGGCACGCAGACGGGGATTATGGCTAGGGTGCTCAAAGAGCACAAAGGGCCCATTTATACCTGTGAGCTAGACCAGAGATGCCCAGGTCTGGTGGAATTCCCCCTGGAAGAGGTCATGAATGCTTGCCAAACAGGGTACTTTAATAACACCGTGGCCTATGCCATAGGCTTTGCAATTGCGGCAAAAGTTGCCGAAATCCACCTTTATGGCATTGACTTTTCGTACAAAGGGTATGTCCACTTTGCTGAAGCAGGGCGGGCAAACTGTGAGTTCTTACTGTCCATAGCCATTTCTCGCGGTATCAAGGTAGGGATTGCTCAGGATTCTTCGCTTTTGGACACCAATGAGCCGGTACAAAGCAAACTTTATGGTTACCATCGTTTAGACGAACCTTTGGTTGTAGGCTTGGAAAATGGGCGTTTTGTGGCTAAAAAGTACTCTGAGGTCAAAGATTCTTTGCCCACAAACGACCCAATGTTGCCGCCAGAAGCGTTGAGGACCTGATATGTTTCAATTACATGCCGGAAAGATAGCCGATCCTATCGTTAAAACCAGTGACTTTGGCGGCCTTTCGTGCGAAGATCTAGCAGAACTTTGCGCGGATAAAATTATTAGTGTGGCCGAAAACGCTCCTCCGGCCATTCGTGAGCAGGCTAAGTTTTTCCGGGAGCGCGTTCAAAAAGCAGTCTTTGAATATCTCAAACAAGCTAAGCGGGCCGAAAGGGCTACTTGCATCCAAATTTGTGTTCAGGGCGGGGAACAAGACGCCGCCAATTTACTAAGGAGAGTCTAAATGGCTTTTACCACAACCGTAATGCCCACCTCATTTAAGGTCGAAATCCTTAAAGGTGTGCATAACTTTTCAACCGGCTCTGGCCAGACCTTCAAACTAGCTCTGTACAACAACAGTGCTTCGTTTACGGCTGCAACCACGGCTTACACCACGACCAACGAAGTAGCGGCTTCTGGCTCTTACACGGCTGGCGGCGGTACACTGACTAAGGTTACTCCAGTATCGTCGGGTACGACGGCTTTGACAGACTTTGCTGATCTGTCTTTTACTACGGCAACTATTACCGCCTTTGGCGCCATGATTTATAACGACACCGCTACGGGTAATCCCGCAGTGGCGATTTTAAACTTTGGTGGTGCTAAGACCTCAACTGCGGGCACATTTACAATCGTGTTCCCTGCAGCTACGGCAACTGGCGCAATCATTCGTATAGCGTAAGGAATGACTAGGTGGCGACCTACTCCGGTTGGGGTGGTGGCCCATGGGGCGAGACTCCTTGGGGTCAAGATGTCACTTATGTCTACCTAGAGGGGTGGGGGTATGGTGCCTGGGGTCAAACTCCGTGGGGTGAAGGCAGCGCTGGTGTCGAAGGCACCGGCGCTATTGGCACTGTCACGGTCCAAACCCAGCAAAATGCCGTTGTCAACGTCACCGGAGTACAGGCAACTGGCCAAATTGGTCAAGTTACCGTCTTCACAAATGTGGATGTCCTGGTTACCGGGGTATCCGCAACAGGATTTATTGGGCAAGCCCAAGTCACCGGAACTGCAGTCGTACCCGTTAACGGGGTGGCAGGAACTGGAGCAATTGGGAATGTCACCGTCTCAGCAGCCGTGGATGTCCTTGTTACTGGAGTCTCGGCGACAGGATTCATTGGTCAAACTGCCGTCACCGGCAGCGCTGTTGTGCCCCTCACCGGGGTCCAAGGTGTCGGTATCGTTGGAACCGTCACAGCCTCTGGATCGGCCCTCATTACCGTCACGGGAGTCTCAGGTAGCGGTGCTATTGGGACCGTTGCCGTCTCTGGCGGGGCACGTGTCACCGTTACCGGGGTCCAAGCCACAGGATTCATCGGACAAACAGCCCAAACCGGTACCGCAACCGTCCCAGTCACCGGGGTGGCGGCCAGTGGTGCCATCGGTAATGTTGCCATCACAACAGCAACAGTCGTTCAGCTTACCGGGGTACAAGCTACTGGCTTTATCGGCCAAAGCACTATTACTGGCACTGCAGTCGTACCTGTTACAGGCGTTCAAGGCATTGGCCGAATCGGTAACGTTTCGGTCGTCCAGGATTCTACGGTCAATGTCACAGGCGTTTCAGCCACTGGATTTATTGGTCAAGCCTATGCCAGCATCCCTGCCACGGTCCCAGTCACCGGGGTTCAAGGCACTGGAGCAGTCGGGACGGTCACCGTTCAAGCAGCTTCTTTCGTCAATGTCACTGGAGTTCAAGGCGTTGGCGCAATCGGTCGGGTCACTATTTGGACGACAGTTAATGACAATCAGACGCCAAACTGGCAAAATGTCAACGATTCCCAAGCTGGTGGTTGGGTGATCGTTAATGATTCACAATCCACAACATGGACTCAAATAGCAGCTTAAAGGAACCAACATGACGATTAACTACACCTCCCTTCTTGGCCTTGCCCAGCCAGTCACGGGTACTGAATCGGGCACCTGGGGTACGGTCGTCAATGACGAGATCACGGCCCTGGTTGAACAGGCCGTTGCCGGGGGCGTCTCTATTGATGTGACTGCCGGAAACGTCACACTAACATCCACGAGCGGGGCTTCCAACCAGGCTCGAAATGCTGTCTTGCTGGTCACGGGCACGCCTGGGGTTAGCCGCAATATCGTAGCGCCATCCAGCAGCAAGGTCTACGTAGTCATCAACGGCTCGGATGGGGCGGTTGTGCTCAAGGGTTCAGCCACAACTGGGGTTACGATTCCTGCAGGGACCAAGACGATTGCGTTTTGGGACGGCTCAGACTTTGTGGCCCTAAGCTCGTCGGTCTTTTCTATCTTTGGAACGTCTGCAGCAGGCGGTGCAGCTAGATTCTACGAAGACACAGACAATGGCACTAACTATGTTGGTCTGCAAGCAGCGGCTTCCATTGCATCTAATGTTAACTTTACGCTGCCTTCCGCAGATGGTACAACCGGGCAGGTTTTGCAGACTAATGGTAGCGGTGTACTTTCTTTTACAACCCCGTCTAGCGGTATTTCTACGGGCAAGGCAATCGCAATGTCAATGATTTTCGGCTTCTAGTGTCCCTATTTAAGGAGTAAGTAATGGCAAACCCAAATATTGTTAACGTCACGACGATTTACGGTAACTCGTCTAGTACGTCTCTCACAACAACTAGCGCAACATCTCTAGTCAGCAACGCTGCGGCAAGCGGGAAGGTCTTCAAGATCAACTCAATTGTTGCGGCTAACGTGGATGGTACATCTGCGGCTGACATCACGATCAACGTCTACAGCGCAGCGGCTCTTGGTGGAACGGCGTTTCCAATCGCTTCGACCATCTCTGTCCCGGCTGATGCCACGCTGATCATTACGGACAAGACGACATCGTTCTACCTGCTTGAGAACCAATCCATCGGTGCAACAGCAGGCTCGGCAAGTGACCTAGTGGTTACTGCCTCATGGGAAGAGATTAACTCGTAAGGATCTGAGATGCCCATTCACGGCTACCCCGGTAACGTAATTACCGCCAACCCAACAGCGCCGACAGTTAGTTCGGCTTCTGGCGTTTGGACTACTGAGCAGCAACTGATAAACCAGTCTGCCGGTAGGTGGCCTATGGCGGCTACGCAGGTGAGTTTGTCCGCAAGGTTTAATAGCGCAGACTCGGCTTATTTGAATCGGACTCCTGCTAGTGCATCTAATCGCACAACATGGACTTGGAGTGGGTGGGTTAAGCGTGGCTCTCTTGGGTCTGTTCAACAACTATTCATGGCGGGTGCGGCGGGAACTGACTACACCGCTTTGTTTTTTAACTCAACAGACACTTTGTGTTTTCACAATGTAGCGTCTAGCGCAAACGCTGGAAGAAAATTTTCTTCGGCTGTATACCGTGACCCAGCGGCTTGGTATCACATTGTTGCTGTATGGGATACAACCAACGCAACGGCTGGCAACAGAATGCTCCTGTATGTAAACGGTGTTCAGTTAACAGCTTTTTCCCCAGATGAAAACCCGTCATCAAGTCAAGTTGGTCAAGTAAACAACAATGCAGTTCATACCATAAGCAAAAACAGCACTGCGGCATCGCAGTATGTTGATGGCTACATGACCGAAGTCAACTTCATCGACGGCCTAGCCCTGACCCCAGCGTACTTTGGGTTTAACGACTCCAACACAGGCGCGTGGACACCGAAGCAATACACAGGTGCGTATGGCACGAACGGGTTTTATTTGCAGTTTAATAAAGAAGGTATAGACATTGACTTTCTTGTTGTTGCTGGTGGCGGTGGTGGTGGGG